AACTGATTTACCAGCTTTAGATCAAGCGTTAATTAGAACAGGACTTTATGATAAAGCAACAATTGCAGAGGATTTTACCAATATACCTAAGTTAGCTACTGAACCGAAGATGCCTGTTGATGTTGGCAGCAACGTTGATCCGTATAACACCGATGCACAATTAGCAAATAACCAAGGAATGTTAAGTAACTTGTTACCAGAGGGAGTTGCAAAGTTACTACCAGACTTATCTATGACAGAACTAGGAATAGGGGCGTTAGGTTTAGCTGCACTTAGTGGACTCAGTGAACAAGACCAAATGGCTATTTCCAGAGCAGAATCCAGTGGAATATTTGACCAAACTACGAGTCAATATGACTTTGTAAAAATGAGAGGCGAGGCCAATCAACGTGGCATGACTCTGACGCAGTTTTTAGGAAGTCCATTCTTTAGAAATGATCAAAGTAAATATTATTTAAATGACACAATGATGGCGGCACGAGGGGGCATTATGGATGCTCCGGGTTACGTCAATGGTCCCGGTAATGGAAGGGATGATGTGATAAATGCTAGGTTGTCTAATGGAGAATATGTTATAGATGCAGAGTCAGTTGCAATGTTGGGAGATGGAAGTAATACCGCAGGAGCCGAGATGTTAGACGATATGCGTAAAAAACTTAGAATGCATAAGGGTAAAGTATTAGCAAAAGGCGAGTTCAGTCCGGATGCAAAATCACCCTTAGAATACATGAGAAGGAGTGCTTAACATGACAAGTTTATTTCAGGGAGCACCACAGTCTGCAACGTCTTACACAGAATCTACCACAGAGACACCGAGGTGGATGCAAGATGCTATTTTTAATCAGATACAGCTATCAACAAATTTAGCAAATCGTCCGTTCGAAAGTTATGACTTACCAACGATTGCTCAGTTATCACCACTCCAACAACAAGCTTATCAGCAAGTGCAAACTGCACAAGGTGCTTATCAACCAGACCTTAATGCATCGGCAGCTGGTATTCGCGCATTAGCGGGGTTGAGTCCACTGGAAGGTACAGACCCTAATATCGTACCAACTAATACTGGAACTGGTTTGTCAAAAGCACAAACTTATTTTACCAAAGCTGCGGAAGACACTCCAACAAACGTATCAAGTTATTACAACCCATATCAACAACAAGTTATGGACCAACTTGCCAAACGAGGTGCTCGAAACTTACAAGAAAACTTACTTCCAGCCGTGAGTGATTCGTTTATTAGAGCAGGTCAATTTGGCTCAAGTCGTATGGGTGATTTTGGAAGTAGGGCTGTAAGAGATACACAAGAAGCTATATTAGCCCAACAAGCAGAACTAGCCAACACAGGCTATGCTCAGGCAATGGCAAATAGAGCGACTGATTTGACTAGGCAAGCTAATTTAGGGCAGACAGTTGCCGGTATTCAACAAGCCGATGTCGCACGCCAAATGGGAGCATTGAGTGACCTCGCTAACTTAGGAGCACAACGTCAGGCATTAGGATATACAGATACCGCAGCACTTGAGGCAGCAGGTGCAGGTCAACAACAGCAAATGCAACGTGAACTTACAGCAGCTGAAAAACAATTTTTAGATCAACAAAATTTTGCACGAGAGCAAGCTGATTTTCTATCTAGTCAAATTAGAGGGTTGGCTCCGGTTGCACCTAAGCGAACAACATCTATGGGGCAATCACAGGGGCAAACATATTCACCGTCACCACTGTCACAGATAGCCGCAGGTCTTGCTACTTATAAAGGTCTACAAAATTTAGCTGGTAATACAAATTAAGGGTAGTCAAACATGGGTTACGAACTTAATAAACTAATGACACAATATGGGTTGGCTACACCTACGATGCTTTCCTATGATGGAGAACGTGGTCCTGATGTAGAAACCATCAACGAAGAAACCGGAGAAGTAACGACAACTCCGGGTGAGATTACTTTTGACCCCGCCAAACAAGCTGCATTCGATCAATATCAGAAAGAGTACCAATTCCGTTTGAATAACGCTCCAATGTACGCAGGCTCACAATACCGTACAAGACCTGCGCAACAGCAACCTCAAACTTATGAGGATATGTTTACAATGTATTTAGGTAGACCAATGGGAGATGGAGAACGAAATAGATTTCCGTCAACGACTGGTCTTAGCGATGCCCAAAGAAATGAATTTTTAAGAATTTATGAACCCGAATTTGCCGACTTAGGAATAAACAATACTGGTAATCAATTGGTTATGGATCAAATCGGCAACTATTACGGTAATATTTTAAGAAATCCAGATTTTAATAGTAACAATAACTTACCCACTCCCACAAACCCTGTTGATCCATCAGCACCATTTGAGGAAAGAAACCCTAGTGCTATTAATCCTAATCCACCGTATGCTGGCCCAGTTATAACGACAGACGATGCATATGCTAACGCTGTAAATATGACAAGTGATCCATATGAATCTGAAGAGGTAGTTAATATGTATCTTGATGCCTACCCAGATGTTAAAGAACATGGCGAAAGAACTGCTTTATCTATGGGACTTACTCCCGGAACAGTTGAATTTACTAGAATTGTGGAAAATGCAGCAAAAACTCATTGGAACGAATATGGACAAGAAGAGGGTAGAGGAATTCCAAGCCTTCCCGATTTAGGTGCATCTATAATGACTCAAGCAAGTTTAAATTTAGCTCCTGCTCCTACTTATGAAACTTCAGACACATTTTTAAATTTTATTGATCAACAAAATCAAAATTTTGCTAATATCAACAATCCAGTTCCAATTACTGGGTACACTTTAGAAGAGGCGTATAATATAGATCCTTTTGCTCTTGCAAGTAATAGCCTTCCTTCTGGGTTCACTTATTTAACTCAAAATGATGATGTTATGGATCTCGTTAATGCTCAAGCAGATGCGGCAGGACTTGCTCCAAGTCCAGAACGTGTTGCTTTTATGAATAACGCAGCGAAAGACCATTTCTTATATCAATTAGGTCAAGGTGAAGGACGTAGTTGGTATAAGAAGGGTGGTTCAGTTAAAGGTTTTGAACAAGGCGGTGGAGATACTACGGGCCTTAGTGAATTAATAATACAACAACAAGTAGGTGGGGGGCCACAGACCTCAGCACAAGCTATGGGAGAAACATCAACAGCTGGTATTGGTGGTACAAACAATAATCAACAACAAACAAGTAATCTTGATTTACAAGATACAATGATTAACACGATGCTTGCTGCAGCCCCAACAGTTGAGAACCTATACCCTCAAACTATGGCCGCGTCAAAAGCATTTAGTGACGCTGAACTGAGTTTTAATACAACAGTTGAAGACATCATATCTACAAATAAAGAAGGTCCGGACAAAGCAGAATTATATTTTAAATTAGCTGCTGCATTTGCACAACCAACCAAAACTAAAAGTTTTGGGTTTTTAGAAAATGTTCCAACCGTATTGGCTGACTTTGCAAAAGATACTCGTAATGCAAGGAACAAAGGGCAACAGATGGAAATAACTTTGGCAAAGTCTAAATTAGCACAGGCGAAAGCAAAGTATGACACGTTGCAAAATAAACGAACGACACAAGGCGAAAACTATCGAAAATACATCATGGACCTTTATAAAATTATCGCTGAAAAAGATAAAGAAGCAGCTGATAGACTTTTACAACGACAAAAATTTGAGTTTGAGAAAAAGACTTTACCACCAGAAATCATAAAAATTAAAAAGGCTGATGAAGAAGGTTTAAAAGATTTAACCGAGGGTTTAAGCGAACTACGAAAAGGTTTAAAAGTTAACAAAAACGCTGGTCCGTCTGACACAGCAACTATGTTTGATATCAGAGGACGCGAAGCAGTTGGAACATTAACACCTGAACAAAGAAACACCCTAGTAGTTATGAATATCATTGGGGCGTTTGCGGTCAAACAATTAAAGAATACTTTCGGAGCGCAATTGTCAGATGGTGAACGTAAAGCATTTTTCTCTTTGATGGGAGCTGGCGAATATCCGGACGCTAAAATGCGAGAAATGATTATTGGTAGACTTATTAATCAAACCATCAAAACTATCAATCAAAAAAGAAAGCGTTTAGAACGGATTAATGCGGGCACTTATCAAACTACTGCTGATGATTTAACTCTCGGTCGGGGTGCGGAACTAACAGAAGAAGAACAACAAATTTTATCGGTGGATTAATTATGGCTAGACAACCTGAACGTTCGCAATTTGATAAAGGATTTTACCGATACGCTTTAGGGCAAGGTATAGGTTTTGGTCAAGGTGATGAAGCTGAGGCTTACTTACGATCTAAGATAAGTGGTCGGCCTTACGAAGAATCGTTAGACAGAATAAGAAGAGAAATGGCTAATTATCAAAAGCAATATCCCGCAACAGCTGCTACGGCTGAACTTGGGGGTGCTTTAACTCCATCTGTTTTGTTAGCATTAACAGGTGTCGGTGCTGGCCCTGCTGCGGTTAACACTTTAAAAAACGTAGGCACATTGCAACGGGTACTCCGAGGTCCGGGTGGTTTCGGTGGTAAAGTAATGAGAACTGGAAAGCGAGCAGCATTAGGCACTAGTGGTGGATACATCGGTGGTGACATAGCCGGTGGTGGTTATTCAGAGGCACCGTACAGAAGCCCTAAATATGAAGCAGATAGGAAAAAAGCAAGAGAAACAGGTGCATTATTTGGTGGAATTACAGCACCCATTTTTGAACCTGCTTTAAGGGGAATTGGAAAATTTTTAAAACGCAAATTTGGTTCTGGAAAAACAGTAGACGAAGCAGTTGGAGATGAATTATCCATTGCGACAGGTGGGCCAGAAGGTGCCAGAGCTGCAAGGGATGACATTGTAGAAGCACAAGAGTTAGATATTCCTATGGTGCCAATGGGAGTAAATCCAGATTTACTAACTTTAGCTGAGGTAGTTAAAGGAAAAGGTGGAGAACCCGGTAGACGCATACAAGAAAGTGCAGAATCTATTACTGGGGGTTCACAAAAACGAATTGAGGGTAAGGTAGGCGAGGCATCACCTTATTCTGGACAGACATATATACAAACCGTTGATGCAATTGCTGACTCACGAACAGCGCAGTCAGGGCCAATATATGAAAAAGCGTTTTATGAGTTAGATGTTCAAGGCAATCCAGTAATGGTGAATGGTCGCAAAAAAGAGATTATGCTAACCGATGGGCAAGAAGGATATGAAGAAATTACAGGATATTTGCAACGTCCTGCTTTTCAAAACGGTTTAAGAAACGCAATAAAAATAGCAAAAGAAAAAGGTTTAGATAACGAGGTCGGTGATTTAACGACATTGCTTACTAGATTAAGCCAAGGGGAAACCCCTCCGATTTCTTTAGCTCTTTTAAATAAAATAAAAAGAGGAGTAGACGATGTAGTTCTACGTTCCTATAAAGACGGCAAACCCACAGACCTTACCAGAGTTATCCGAGAAGAAAAAAATAAGTTTCTAGATAGTTTAGATAATTTGTTTCCTGAATATGGCAATGCAAGAAAAATATACAGCGACAAAAGCGCAATGCTAAATGCTGGCGAAGAAATGCAAAAAAAATGGAACAAGATGAAACCTGAAGAGGTACAAAAATTTCTTGATGGTTTGAAAAGCGAGGCTGAAAGAGATACTGCTAAAATGGCCGCGATTGATATTTTGCAAAACAAAATTTTAGACCCTGTAGCTGGGCGTGACTTTGCACAAATGTTAGGTGGCAATGAAAAAGGCGGTGCAAATATAAGAAGTAAAATTCGTATGCTTTTTGGTAATGATTTTATCAAAGCTGATAATTTCGAAAAAGCAATGATGCTCGAAACTGAACTTTATCGTAGAATAAATGGATTAAGTAAGGCAATGAACGAAAGTAAAGAGGCCACTGTGCAATACGACAAACGAACCGCTTCTAATTCCAGTGCTGGTGGTATTATTTTTGGTGATGACGGTTTAGTAAGAAAAATGGCTAGACTTTTTATGGGGAGCACTGAATCCGATGAGTTTCAGGATCAAGTATCTTTAAAAATTTCAGAGCTTTTAACTGATGGATCACCAGAAAGCATAGCTACTGTAGTTAAATTAGTTGATAAAGCGTCAGAAAAAATAGGTAGGAAAGTTGCCCAAGATATGATCCAACCTTTTGGAGTTGGAGCTGCAACTGCAAACGTAGCAGAGGCTCCAAGCTATCGATATTTAGAATACGAGGAATAACGTCATGCCTAAATTATTAGATAAAATTCAAACGTGGGTAGGAAAACAACCTATCATCGTTCAACTAGGTATACTTTTTGTTAGTACGTTTATTGTAATTGCTTTACTAATTTCTGCTTTTAACGGAGCGTAACGGTGTTAACTATTATCGGAAGCCTAATTGGGTTCGGAACTAGTTTCCTGCCGTCTATTTTGGACTTCTTTAAAGAGAAAGAAAGTAATCGGCACGAGTTGGCTTTGATGGACAAGCAAGCCGAATTGACCAGAATTACGGCTGAGTTTGAACGTGACAAGGCAGAGGTGCAAGCTCTATCGGCTGAGACAGTTGCCCTCTATCAACAGGCAAGCACTGAGAAAAACGATGGATGGGTTGGTGCGTATCGGGCTAGTGTAAGGCCGACAATAAGCTATTTATTTTTACTTACTTATTTAGGAATTAAAGGTGTTTGTTTGTGGAATGCTATGTCTCAAGGTGTTGTCGTGGCAGATGCTTTGCCTCTCATTTGGAATGATGAAGTTGATAGTCCCATTTTAGCCAGTATCATTAGTTTCTATTTCGGCAGTAGGATGTTCAGGAAGTAAAATGGACGAGGTAAGCATCACTGAATGGATCAATGTTTTCCTTGGAGTTTTCGCTGTGTTAGGATCAATCGTTTTTGCCCTAGTCAGGAACCACGTTTTATTAGCGGAAGCTCAGAAGAAAATAGAGGTGTTATTTGAGCTGGTCAATTCTTTACGAGATCGTATAAACAATGGAAGGGATAAGTAATGGCTCCTACAAAAAAGAGCACAGTCAATGCGTCCAAAAATTATACAAAACCCGGACTTAGAAAAAAAATATTCAATTCGGTTAAAGCTAGTGGAAAAGGGGCGAAGCCCGGTCAATGGAGTGCCCGCAAGGCTCAAATGGTTGCCAAGAAATATAAAGATGCAGGTGGGGGATACAAATCCTAATGGGAAAAACACCTAGACAAAAAAGCCTTACCAACTGGGGCAAACAGAAATGGCGTACTAAAAGCGGTAATCCGTCCACTCAGGGTGCCAAGGCAACTGGTGAACGTTACCTACCGGAGAAAGCTATAAAGCGTCTGAGTAGCCAAGAATACGCGGCTACAACCCGTGCCAAACGTCAGGCAACTAAAACGGGTAAACAGTTTTCTAAGCAACCAGCAAAAGTTGCAAGCAAAACCAGACAATATAGAAAGACAAAAGCATGAACGCAATCAAGTTTGAAAAAGAAATGGACCGTGATGGTGACGGAATTATTAGTGCCGAAGAAGTGCAGGTCGCTGATCAACATCAAAAGGCTACCATCCAAAGCAGGATTACCGTTGCTAGTTTTATAGTTATGGTTTTATTGTCTTGTGTGTTGTTATCAGGGTTGGTTCCGGACAGTAGGATTACAGCCTTGTCGGGCCTCATATCAACCCTGTTTGTGGCGTTGGCTGGTATTATTGGTGCCTATTACGGTATGCAAGCATGGATGTCCAGAAAGTAACTAAAACATCTGACCGTGGCATTGATCTATTAAAGACGTTTGAGGGATTTAGATCAAAACCTTATCAATGTTCTGCCAAGGTCTGGACCATAGGTTGGGGTAGCACGCGACTAGCCGATGGCAGTAGGGTAACACAGAATACCCCTGAGATGTCCAGAGATGAGGCAGAAAGCCTGCTTAGGAAACAATTAGTGTCATACGAGCAAGCAGTGCTCAGGCTCGTGCCTTGTAGCCATTTAACGCAAAACCAATTCGATAGTCTTGTAAGTTTCGCTTATAATCTTGGCTCCGGTTCACTCCGAGCAAGCACACTTCGTAAGAAAGTGATAAAGGGTGATCCTACTGCACCGGATGAGTTCCCCCGTTGGTCCTATGCCAGCGGTAAATTTATTCGTGGCTTACACCGTAGACGCATGGCAGAAAGAAATTTATTTTTGTCAAGTTAAACACTTGCAATCTACTCCGGAAACGGTTATAAATAAGAATAACTTAAAACGGAGAACTTAAATGGCTTGCACAAAACACGATCTTTCAGACAACATCCAAGACGGACTCGACATCGAAAAATGCATAAATTGTAAGGGTGTTGGTTTTACATCAAGCACCCATCCCAATTATTGGAATGATGGGATTGAAGTCGTGTTGCAAAAACGAGATCGATACAGCAATTACAACAAAATGTCTAAGGAAGAACGAGCATCTCGTAGGCGTGGGTATGGTCGAATGCATTTAAAGCACCGTAACTTAGAACACGTTTTTGCAGATGAAAACGCCATAGGATATGTTCGTTTTTGTGAGCCATGCAAAGGCTCTGGTTTTGGTGAAAAAGTCAAAAAAGTTTGGTACGAAGATTGTCACAAGTGCGAAGGTAAGGGTTGGGTTGCATGGGGTTCAGAAGACAAAGTATGTTGGTCTTGTGGCGGTGCAAAAAAACGTGCCTTCAAAACTTCCCCTGAGACTCGTGCAAAAAGACGGGCTACAGCACAAATCAAAAGAAATGAAAAAGAAGCTCTCCGTATAGAAAATGAGTTAGCTAGACAGCGTACAATTTACGGTGGTCTTACTTTTGCAGAAAAAGAAGCACAGATCAAAGCACAATGGGCCGAAGAAAAAGCTAAGGCTCAAGATGTACCAACGGGAACAGTTAGAATTTGGGGTGAAGTGCTCAAAGTTGATTTGAAAGAAACTCGATTTGGTGAAGTTTTAAAAATGACAGTTAAAGATCACCGAAACGGTTTTGTAGTTTGGGGTTCTGTACCAAGCATTTATGATGATGAGGGTGTAGCTGTTTTCGTTGGTAAAGGTGATCATATTAGTTTTACAGCAACTGTAACACCGTCTGACAAAGATGCTAAGTTTGGGTTTTTCAAAAGACCTAGAAAAGCTGTCATTTCTAAAGTGAGCAATTAAGAATGGAGAATGAATACAACGTAGAGCCTATCAACTATCAAGATTGCTTGCCTTTCATATTGGATATTCACTATGCGAGGCGAGTACCCTCGATAAGTTGGGCATTCGGGTTATTTAAAAAAGGTGACAATCCTCACGATCTGTTCCGCATTGGGCCACTGGTGGGGATTGTTTCGTTTGGTACTCCACCATCACCTTCATTATGCGAGGGTGTTTGTGGCGTTGAACACAAAGAAAATGTTATTGAGCTTAATCGACTTGTACTTCGTGACAATTTAAAAAACGAAGCATCCTTCCTAGTAAGCCGTGCCTTAAAACTATTGCCCAAACCAAAGGTGGTTGTTTCCTACGCTGACACGGCTCAGGACCACACTGGGGTTATCTATCAGGCTCTCAACTTCGTTTACACTGGTATGAGTGCTAAAAGAACTGAGTGGGTTGTCCGTGGCTCTAATCTACACTCTAAGACCATTGTATCGCAGAGTACATTGGAAGAACGCATAGCCAACCCAGAAAAATATGAGGTCGTAGATCGATCCCAGAAACATCGATACATTTATTTTTTAGGTAATAAACGTGAAAAGAAAGAATTGAAACAGGCTCTGCGATATAAAATCAAAGATTCATATCCAAAAGAATCTATTGATACTCAGTCTCCCACAACCACCGAGACATCAACAAAGCCTCAGATCGGTCTGAGTGTTTCTTCAAATTGATTGGAGCATCTGGAAACATGGTCAGGGCTAATGCTCTGGCCTGTTCTTTATCTGCCGTGAGTCCAAAATATTTTTTCCATACTTGAGGCGTTACATACCGCAGTTCGATCTTACTGACACTTGCCACGCAAGCACGAGCACTGCCGAAAGAGTCACCCAAGCTAAATACTGAACTAACCCCTTGTTGCGGGTGAGCGTGAACTCTCTCAATAACGCACGAAACAAAATCTTCAGGTTCACCTTCCTTACGAGTTTTTTGTCGCAATAAATTTATCGTAGCCGTTACATCAACTTCCCATTTAACTTTACCACCACCTTTATTCATTACTGGCATATCGTGTACGGATTGAAACTGCCCATTTTCCAAAATACCAATGGCTCCGGTTAAACCCGGATCAATTCCGACAGTTATAGTCATAATCCTGTGTAATCCTCACAACCAACAAGTTGATTTTGTGGAGTTAAAGTTACGTTATGTAACGTGCAACGCCATTCCCCATTATGACTCGGTACAGAATTTTGGCAAGTTCTACAATGAAATAACGGTTTTTCTTCTTTGACGCATACGCTACGCATATCGCACCATTTGCATTGAAAGGCACTTCCATCATCACTTATGCCTGTTGGCCTCATACGAGCGTTTACGAGCGATGTAATACGTTTCTGAAGGTTCTTTTGATCTTTAATACTTGGTTGAATACGTTCGACATAAAAGTTTTCATCGTCTTTACAGACAGCAACATATAACCCACGTTTAAAATTACCCAATGCCATACTGATTTGTACTTGTGCATAGTGTTCCGGTTTAGATTCTTTCACACCGTGTCGCTGTAACGCACTAAAACTTTTTTTGTTATGTGTCTTTATTTCAAGCAAATGAGATTCTGAACTACGAGGAACATTTTTAACAACACCATCTGCACGGCAGACAAAATGACCAGTAGAATCAGGAAACTCAAACTGAGATCCATATTCATTTACTGCCCAGACCTCTAATCCTGACTGTTGAAGGTCTTTGATGATCCGGTCCTCTTGGTTGTGTCCAGTTGCAAATAGACGCAATATGCGTCCGTCTATGGGCTTCCTAGCAAAGACTCTCCATTGAAAATATATTTTTCTAACACACTCGGTCCCAATATTAGACGCTCCAAGCCTGTGAAAATACAAAGCCTGATTCTTCTGGTAGGACTGATAGATATTTTTGATAATTTGTTTTTCAACTGAAAGTGGTATAGCAACCATTATTCAATCCAATAATTTTTTAAAAAAACCCCCAGACAGGGAGGCTGTAGGGTTAGTAAATCCTGTGTCTGGGGGTATAACCACACCATTGTGGTTAACTCTTAATCAAGGTTCCACTTACTTCCACCGTTAGAACTTTTCTTTGGTGGTTCAGAATGCTTAACCGGAGCCTTGGCTTTTGCCTTGGAAAACAAAAACGAAGCTATCTTATTTTTATCAGCATAGCCATTAGTGCCTTTTTCAACAACCACATTAGCTTGGAACGGACGTTCTAATAATTCATCCGTATCGTCTGCATCAGGTCTTCCACAAGCCGTAGCCCATGCAACTAATTGTTGATGACCAATTCTCTCGGCAGTTTCAGAATTATTTTTGGTGTTAAACTGAAACCAAATTTTTCGTCCTTGATGAGAACCATCTGCCACTTCAAATGTGACAGCAATCATTTCTCCACCTGAACTTGTTGGACGCTCTTCGGCATCGGTTGCCCTCAAGGTATATTCTCCTTTAGGCATTAGTTCAAAACTCATAGGTTCTTGTGGTGCAACTTCACTTGGATTAAATCCGAATTTAGGCATAATGATCTCCTTAACTAAATACTGGGATGACTTCAGATAAATTTTCAAAACTCATTTCAATTTTTTCAGGACAATCGAAACGATTTTTGGCGGCGAAAGCGGGATTGGGTTGGAAATGCAAAAAACGATCTCCACTGGATACACCACGATTTTTTGTGGTATTGAAACCCGTATCAGCCTTGCGGATCACAACGTCAAAAGCTGCAAAGCACAATGCATCAACCCACTCTTGTAACAATGAGTTACAATATTTAGGAAGTTTTGGTTCGTATTTATCAAATGGCTCCGTGCGTGGGTCTTCAAATTTGTTGACCGCACTGTGAGCTATCAATACTACGTTCATCCCACGATGCTCCCGAAGATAATCTAAACCCTGTAAAATTTCACGAAACTCTTCACAGACTTTTACCTTATCTCTACCGTATGACAACTCTTTTGCGTCATAGGTATCTTCGACAGATTTTACAATTAGAGGCTCAACTAGCCAATCCACGGAGTCGATTACACAAGTTTTGAAAGTGTGTTCACCGGACAATAATGTCTGAATATTTTCAGCAACTGTTGTCGCAGACTCTGCCCGATCAAATGACACAACGTCTAACGTATCAAGACCATCCTCAGTGCTAATGAAGATGGGATCAGGAAATTGACTTGCCAATGTAGACTTACCAATACCGTGATCTCCATAGATACAAATTCGGGGTGGTTTTTTTTGTTTACCCCGTCTTAATTGACTTTCAAAGTCAGCCTTCTTTTTTGACATTTTTTTCTCCTTTATGAAATTAGCGGTTGTCATTCCGCATCTGCAAAATCCCATGTCACTTCGTGATACTCTTGCTTTATCCGGTTCCAACTAAGCATCCTGACAATCTCTGAATATTCGGATGCCACTTTGGTAACCATTCCACATATCGCAGGATCACCGAGTAACAGTAAAAAATCATCTTCACAAAAATCTCTTAATTGTGTGTGAGCCACACCTGTCAAGTAATCTGTGTCATAAGGTCGCTGTATATGACTGGGATACAGAACGTGTAATTCCCCGTGCCGCCTAGCGTCTGACATATCTTTGTTGTTGTGAGCTTGGACAATATAAACCTTAGTCATTTTTAACTCCAAAATTTGCCATGAAAATTTCTGTGACATCTAAAAAGTGCTCGGCACCAATGTTGTGTGCAATATCTATGCATTCATTGATGTACCACTGAGTATCCAAATCATCCGGTTTGACGGACCAATCATCGACTTGCATACAGGCTTGTGCTCCGTCCGACTTGGGAACTTTATTGTTATTGTTTGCATACAAAATTGGTTCAGTGGCTTTTGTTGACTGATACCACCGGACAACCTTGCCAAGATATTTACCGTTTTGCACACCACCACCAGCTACGTTTCTGGCAGTAATAAACATATCAAAAGATGCGTTGTTGATTGTGTTATCAAAACTGGAACCGTGGGCAAGCCACTGCCCGACAGCATAAGCACACACTGGGGCTGTAGGATTCTTGCGAAGTGATACCGGACTGTAAATACCTTTAGACTTGGTGGTGCCATCTTTTTTGACCGCAATATAATTATTTACATCTTTCATTGCGAGTTTTTCATAGGGCGTGTATTCAAAATTAAACCCACTCAATTCCTCAAATTGTTGCACGCACCAACGCACGTTTTGTTCATTATAATCAGCAACACGGATAACAATACCGTCTGTATTTGCAGACAGAATCGTAGCACCTTCTTGCTCTAATAATTCAATCAACATAAGCAATGTAAATTGTCCGGTCATTGTCACTGCCAACATTAAATCCGGTGCATAGAGAATACTGTGTCGGCTTGCCAACTTTCCAAACGTGCCGTTTAAACTAATTTTTAGTGTATCTGCCGTAACCTTATCGCCTTGGCTTTTGGCCCTCAAACGTTCATCGTAAATACGTCTGTACTCGTTTATAAATCTATCTCCGATGTGTGACGGTGATAAATTGCCGTTTAAAATAATCGTTGGATAGAAACTTGCAGCATCAATTTCAAAGATTAACTCATCCCCTGCCACATGGGTAACACGTTTATCATGGGTTGAATGCAATCCCCCAATGCCGAGCTTGTAACGTCCTGTCCGACTATACACTTCCATTTTGTCTAAACTGTCAGGCATTTTAATGTGACCAGATTTTGGATCGACATTGAATTTCATTTTGGCAATGTCATCAAGAACAGCCTGAGTTCCATCATAATGCAAATCTAAATAGTCAGGTGGGTTGTAAGATATTGTATCCGGAATTGGCACATCAAACGATTTGAGGTTGAGATTTTTTTTAAACCCGTGTTCTGCCATTTGGCTATCTGATTTGCTTCGTAGGTCAATTCCATATTGCTTGGAAATTTGTAACCGTAGCTCTAACTCTGATTCAAGCCTTTTAAACAACTCAGCAGTCGTATCAATATCGTTTTGACAGTACAACTCCAACTTACTTTGTTGCTCATCTGAGAGAGTCTCGTGTGGATCATAGGGCAAGTCCTGAAGCATAGGCATATTCATCCTTGCTCCGTAGGCTTTTAAACCTACAAAACTTGGTGCTACCTCAATCAAATCAATGTGATCGTTTAGGACATCGGTCAATTTGTATTCATTTTTAATTTGATACGATAATCCACCGTCCACTATCATTGTGTCACTAATGTGTTTAATGGTTTTCGTGTCAAAACCTTGGCACCAAGCTGAGACAATAATACTGTCATAATAATTGCTATTAAATCCAACGAACGTTTTTCTCTTGTCTGCAACAAACATCCTGAGTCTAGTCGCTGACCCTGATTCGCTATGCCAAAACGATTGACGTTCATCTGTCTCAACACACTGGCTACAAAACAATGTGCAGTTTGGGTACACCTCAACATCGAAAATCCAAGTGCTCATCTATTGCACTCCGAAGCTAGGTCTTTGTAATCAGGCCACGCTTTTTGGTCCACCATATAACAATAGTGTTTTAACTCCCATTTGAGGAAATCCTGATCTTGCTCAAAAAAATATGAGTTGATGGTTAGATAAACCAAAACCAACATCAAAGATATGAAAATCGTTGCATACATATTATTCATTTTTAGTTCTCAGTTATTGGGATAAAACCCTCAGTAAAAATAGAAACACTTTGCATTTATTGTCAACACCTATTTTTGGGCCCAAAAAAAGTGTTTAAAATCAATGACTTAACGCAGCTATTGACACCTACTCCGGAAAATGTAATACTATAAGAATAACGATAACTTATAACTGTAACGGAGGCCCGCATGGGAATTATCAGAAAGTCCAAAAACGTCACCACTGCCGAGCGCGACTTGGTGAAGCGTCTTACTAGACAATGCCTGAAAGAGATCGTGAAATCCAAATGGGAAATCACGGGGCCAAACTCTGAGAAACTGACTGTCTCAAAAGTTTGGGATAAGCTATACCTTAAAGTTAAGTGTCGAGGTCAAAGTTCATCTGGCGGTAAAAATTATATGTGTATTGATGTAAGTCAATATCGCAAGGGTAGAACTTTTCAACATGAGTACGCCCGAATTAAAAACGATCCGATTATTGGGGAAGGTACGTTTGCAACCCCAGAGGACGCTCTGATGCTTATCGTTGCCCATGAGGTAGCACACCTCATCCACTACAACTACTTCATCTATACACGGTGGTTGCGTGACGGTGACAACACACCTCACGGAAAGAACTGGCAAAAGATTTACCGGATTCTTCGAAGAGAATTAGTCAACAAAAACGTAGCGAGGATTGCAGCATGAGTTATCGAATAGAAAGAAACAGTGTAGCTGACCGTTGGCATGGGTTGCAAATCAAAACACAAGAGGTTGTAGCTGAGTGTTATCAGTTGGATCGAGCCAATGGGTTTATTGTAGACAGAGATATAACCGAAGAGATGGTTCATTGTGGGGAAACCGTTGAAGCAATTTGGGAGTCAAAAAATGAGAATGTATAGGGTAATCGAAAACAAAATGCGGAGTAGGTTTGACATGAAGAATGACACCCAGTGGTTTGACACGATTGCCGAGGCACGGGCCGAGGCATTGGAGTTGGGGATGCCACTCGACTCCGTGGTCCAAGAGTTGACCATCGGAGATAAAGGTAACCTGATACAGACCGTCAAAAATTTTATTAACGGTGACTACACCATAGACGGTGTGATCCGAACGGTCCGGAGTTTAGGGTCAAACAAACAGGTAGCAAAATTAAAAGTTGTTAATCTGGGTGACTATACGTTTGACTCTACTCCGGAGTAATGGTATAAATAGTAATAACTTAGAACGGAGAACGAATATGAAATTCAAAATGCCAAAACACCCTTTCAGCAAAAAGCCCCCAAAGGCTTTGAAAGATGCGGTCAAGATGACCCTTCAACTTCAAGATGAGATCCCCCGTGTTGGTTCAGGTTACCGAACAGTCTGGGCCAAGGTCAGTCGAAAGTGGACTTATGTCTGTGACTCGATGGGTAACAGGGCGAAGCTACCGACTATCCGGTTCAACCAATTAACTAGGAGTGCTCGGTATGAGTGACGATAAAAAAGCTCTATTGATCCGGAACTACAAAAGAACTTGGAACCATCCAAGAGGTTACGGTTCACCTTACGATAGAGGCAGTGCCGATAGCTATTACGACAGACCGTTTAGCCCACACTACAACGTGTGGGAAGACGGGAAATGTACCACGGTGCTCCGAGTTGATATGACCAACTTTGAGGTGAATGAATATTACGAGGGCTATCGTTCCAATGAGGAACTAGGCCACAAAAAAGAATATTAGAACGGAGAACTTGAAATGATTAAATTTGTAGATCCCAACGAAACCCACCCAGATTTTAAAGGTCAAGAATGTGGGTTTGCTAACTTCCACGGTTGGTCAGACATAGAGCCTTGTGAAATTGTGAGGGTGGTCAGCGACAAGTGTTTAGAAATACGATACATGGATGCAGAACAGCTTCATACACCTGAAGACCTTGGTTGGGTAAAGGGTGGGTTTTCCTTTATTGCAACCAATAATGAACAGGGACAAAAGTGGGAAATTTCTTCTAACCCAAAGAACACGGTCTTCAAAATTCGCAGACACAAAAACGGTGTCTGGAAGGGGCCACGGGGTAAACATTGTCTTTCGGATATACCCAGAAAACACTATGACTACAATTTTTAACAAAGAGGGGCTTCGGCCCCTTTTTTAGTGTTGACCCTTTCCGGAGTAGATGGTATAACACTTGTATAACTTAGAACTTAAAACGGAGATAACGACATGGAAACTTTCATCAACCACTACCAAACTGTTCAAGACCTCGTAGCCATCGAAGCTAAAATTGCATCTCTTACTGCACGCAAGAAAGAGATCCACGCTCAACTCAAAAGTTATGGTAAGAACTTTGATGTTGCTGGTCACGGTTGCACGGTTCAGGTTCGCACACACACTCGTAAAAATGTGGATGTTGCAGCCCTCAAGGCAAAAGTGTCACGGCAGTTTCTTCAGGCTCACACCACTGAGAAAGAAATCACCACGGTGTGTCTCAAGTCTTACGCAGCTTCAACCACTCTAGCATTGAAGGGAGCTGCATAATGGGTAAGTCAGCAAAAGTTACCTCGGCAGTAACCGTTCAGGCTGATGTGTTCAATCACATCAGCCCCAACCTTCTACCCATTATCCATGACTTCTGTTCGGCTTACAAAATACCGAGGCACGAGATTATGGATCATCTAATTGCTGAAGGACTGAGGAAGACGATTAAAGGTGACTATGGCCTCGTTGAAGAACTCAGTGACTATTTAACAATCAGCAAACAAGAGTCAGGCAACCAGTTCCACGATGCGTTGGAAGAACGGTTGGGTGAAGACTACGGAACTACATTATGGCACGCACTAGCGAAAAGGGAATTTTAAATGGAAAAGCAATCTGGTTACAATTCTAGTTACAGGGCCAAGACCAAGACAAGTGGCCTTATCAGGGTAGAGGTCGTAGTACCTTCACAGAGTAGAGGGCAAGTGTTAGAGCTTGCCCGAAAACTTCGGGAAGAATTTAAGAACCCCATAGTTAAGAAACCGATACCCTCGCTCCGAGATGGGTCAACCGAGTGAGGCTCCGCGACTATCAGCTTGAAGCGACACGAGCCTGTATCGAAGACCTCAAGCAAGGGTTTAACCCATGTATCACGATGGCAACTGGAACAGGCAAGTCAGTTGTCATTTGTGATTTAGCCGCCAAGCTCAGTTCAACGTATAAGAAAAGAGTTTGGATTTTAACCCACAATGTAACTCTGACTCAGCAGAACCATGCCACATGGGAAAAGAATTTTAGTCACGCCTGTAGGGCAGGTGTGGTTTGTTCAAGTGTCAGATCACCGAGGCAATGGGACTTCACGGACCCCGTGATGTTTGGCACTATCCAAACTGTCCAGAGCCACGTTTATCGAAACACAATACATAACTTTTCGATACCAGAGCCGGACGTCATAATTATAGACGAGGCTCATCGTGTACCAATGACGGCATCCGGTAAGTCACAGTATGAACGTATTTTTAAATGTTATCCCAACGCCCAACGTGTAGCCTTTACAGCTACGCCATGGAGAATGGATGACGGACCAATATTTATTGAGGAGAAAGACGATGTTCGAACTAGCAATGATGGCAACATACACGATAGCACTAGCAGTGGGTGGTTTGATCGAGATTGTTTCAGGTATGATGTAAAGGCAGGGGTTGAGCAAGGTTACCTCGCTCCGTTGGTTGGGGTACATGAGGAGCTACAACTGAACCTCGATGAAGTACCCATAACAGGCAAAGGTGATTTCAGTAAATCAGAACTGGACCGCCTCATGCATCAGGCCGAGTATGACAATTGGTTAAAGGCCGTAGCTATATCCCTCAACCATTTTAGTGACCGGAAGTTTATTGCTGTCTATTGTACGTCAGTAAAAATAGCTACACGGTTTGCATCATTCCTGTGGGAACTAACCAACCGGAAGACCTGTCAGGTTTATGGTCACCACAAAAAAGACCAACGTGAACAAATTTTTGAGACTGTCAGGTCAGGTAGGTGCAACGCTTTGGTATCGGTGGATATGCTCACTACCGGATTTGACTTACCACACCTTGATTGCATCGTGTGCCTACGTCCAACACTTTCAAGCAGTCTATGGGTGCAGATCATGGGCCGAGGAACACGGTTGGCTGAGGGCAAGGATGATTGTCTGGTGCTTGATTACGTTGGCAACTTTCAACGTTTGGGTGGTGTGCAGATGATGGACACTTACAAGAACGCTACATCCGAGGAAGATGTTCAGGCTGAGACTCCGGTGAAGCCACGGGTCAAACAGGAACGGCGATTGTTCCCCGGTGTGAAAACTCTGGAAATCATTGACCCATTAACTGGGAAGGGTGTGACAGATAGTTCAGTCATCGAAGCAAAAGTACATGACTGCTCCGGTTGGGTGAAAGGTGCAAACAGTTACATAACTGTCAAATATATATGTACTACCAACAACGGTGCTCGAATTGATGCTACACAATTCATTGGCATAGGCAATTTATCACAGACACAAAAAGCGATAGAGTTTTTTCGTAGACGAAAAATAATAACTCGGATACCGTGGTCAAATCCGAGGATTGCCTCTATGCAAATTAAAGAGGCAAGGATGCCGTCTTATGTTTTACTCAAACGTAACCCAAAAAATAATAAGTGGTGGAATGTTGTGAAGGAGATTTGGGATGAGTAGACCACCGAAGAAACATATTTTTGAGGTCGTTGAAAAAGCACCCACTACATTAGATTATGCTCTGCAATACATCGAGGAGTTAGGCTGGTATGTGTTGCCTGTCTGGGGTGTTAATGACGATGGCTCGTGCCGTTGTGGACTGCCAAATGATGCTCCGGGACACAAACCCGGAAAGCACCCACAGGCGAACCTAGCACCAAGAGGTCACCTAGACGCAACCAATAACCCAGACATTGCACGCGATTGGTGGGCCACTGATCCTGATGCTGGCATAGGTATCAGCCTAGCTCAAAGTGGGTTGGTTGCCCTCGATATAGACCCACGCAACGGTGGAGATGAAACCCTTGCAAAAATAGAAAGCCAACATGGGGTCTTGTATTCTGATTGTGTTGCAGTCACTCAGTCAGGTGGTGAACATCGATTGTTCAGGGCTGAGGAGAACACATCCTATCCAAGTAGCATAGGCACTGGCTTAGACATGAAGCACAACGGTTACATCGTAGTTGCTCCAAGTCTTGGTGAACTAGGTCCGTATCGATGGCACGATAATAAATCGCCCATAGCGAAGGTAAACCCTGTGGTGCCATCTGAGCTACCAAAGTTTATTACCGATAGGACACGGGCCAAGAGTGAGGCTTACGAGGTGGTTGAGAAGTCTGGGGTACCAGTAGCTACGGCTCAAACGTTTGATGATCTTCGTGATGCCTTAACTTATATTTCTAGCGATGAATATAACACTTGGGTACAAGTGGGAATGGCACTCAAACCATATGGGGAAAACGGATACTCAGTCTGGATGGATTGGTCCTCGAAGTCTCCAAAGTTTGATGCTACAGTTTCGCGCCGAAAATGGGATATGTTGGATGAACCCCATTCAATAACGTTTAAGTCCATCTTTCGTAGTGCGATTGATAACGGGTGGGTTTCCAGAGTTGGTATCACTCCTAAGTCTGTTGATGAAATCCATCCGTTATCTTTGAAGAACGATCAGGGATCAGGTAGTCACTCTGTCACATCGTTCGAATATATCATGGACGATTTTATGAGCACTGGCATCAACGTCCTAGCAGGTGCTCCGGGTGTAGGTAAAACGACACTCGCTATCCCACTTGCCCTGAGTGTTGCCCATATCTATCCGGTTGACTACGAACTGATACCTACCATTCGGAGAAATGTAATCATCATTACCGAGTCAGTGGTTCAGGTCCAACGTATCATTTACTCGGTAGCCACGTTTGGTAACACCGGAGCACGAGAAGAAGACTTTGATTCAGTGAAAGTTATTCCAGCTCGTAGGCTCAAGGCTGACATCGTGGCACAAGTGGCAGACGAATACCGAGAGTGGACATATCCAAACGAAATGGCTGACGGTGGTACCTTCCATGCCTTGCCGCTACTGTTGTTAGATACAGCTAATTCAATTTTCGATGTGGAGTCGGAGAATGATAACAGTGAGGTAGGCAAAGTAATGGCAATGCTCAAAGAAAAGTTTGATGGCTTCCCTGTTATTATTATAAGTCATACAGCTAAGGCTTTAGGCTCCGGTGAATCAGATATGTTATCGCCACGGGGAGCTAGTGCATGGACCGGGGATGCGCAGGGCGTGTATACTATGTTCCGGGATGACATTACTGAGGATCGTATCCTACAGACAACCAAGGTTCGGTTTCCAACAGACTACAATGAACTGACGTTCACACTGGTATCTAATTCAGAACACCATAAGGATGTGTTGGGTTACGATGACATACTTTACTTCACCCACGCTTACGCTCGGCCTCTTAAAGATGGTGAACGCAAAAGCTCAAAAGAAAGAGTGAAACAAACCAAGGCAAACGAGAAACTTCAGGAGCTATGTGATGCATTGGTTCGTTTGATTAGAAAAGATCCCGGTCAATCTCGTTCCCACTACGAACGACTGTCTACTGCGAAGGGTGGGGTCGCGGGTAGTCAGGCTCGAAAGACCGAGGCAATAGATCACTTGATTGGGGATGGCGTGGTGAACAATGTACCGTTGCCTGATCAAAGAGGTAGGCAAACACATGGTTTGTTTTTAAATGAGCAAAAGATTACTAACGATGTATTAGACGGTGAAGACTTACCATTTTAAAGGAGATAACAATATGTCAGAGCCAGATGAAGAATTTATGCGCCGAATCCAAGACCAGTTCGACAAGATAATCGACAGTCAACCACACAAGCCAATGTCAGAAATGGAAAAACTCAGGAGACAGGAAATTAAAAACCGAAAGGATCAAGTAAAAAAAGAACTGGATGAACACGCTCAAGGTACAACAACCAATGAAGTGGATATGTAATGGGAATAGATAGCATCAACTCAAGCCTTATGTGGCACCCAATATTTAATTCAACCGGACAACAAACGGGACTTGAACCTAAACACGTTGAACGACACAAACATCAGACAGATCAAATCCTACCATTACACGATCACGCTGATCACCTGTCACCACCAAATCCACCACGGGGTATCAAGGTGGACATACTCGTATAAAAAAAGAACCACCGTACTTTAGGAATACGATGGCTCTCGATGAAGGATGTTTTGTTCGTAATCGAGGAGGATTACATCCCCTCAATAACAAAAGCAAATGTTAACTGCAAGATAAATATAACTGAGAATGGAGATTAAATATGTTAGAAGCAGCAGTGTTAAGTGTAGGAATGCAACTGACCTGTCTCGCAGTGACCCTGTACCACGAAGCCAGAGGCGAAGGTAACGCAGGTATGCTAGGGGTGGCTAACGTTGTCATCAATAGAATGCATGACCCACGATGGCCCGATACACTCTGCGAGGTCGTATCACAAGGACCAACTTTAAAGTGGGATGTAAACGCTCCACTCAGAAACAAATGCCAGTTCTCGTTCTATTGTGACGGCAAGTCCGACATACCAACTAACCAGAAAGCATTCTCTAAAGCCGTCAGGATAGCCGAGGATGCATGGTACAGCTACAACCTGAGTGTTGACATAACTGAGGGTAGTACCTTCTATCACGCAACGTCCATTAATCCTAATTGGCCCTATACATATATAACAACTATCAACAACCATAAGTTCTATAAATAATGCTATGTGTTCTAAATGTTCTAAATGTTCGGTTTTTAAAAAACAAATTCCGAACGATCAAAATTAGTGGTAAATCTGAAGTCATCAATCGTCAGAGAGAGGGGCTATTTTATAGCCCTCTCACGCCGATGATTAGATACGTTCGTTCTGTTCGTTTTTACTATAGGGAAAACAGAACGATTAAACAGCTATTTGGAGCCTAAAAATGGTGGACAAAAAGAATGACAAAAATAAGACAAAAAATAATACAAAAAAACCTGACCTGAAACTGATTAAAACAAGTGATCGTTCGGATTCGAAAAATAAAATCCGAACATATAAGAAGAACTCACAACGTCCTAATGCTAGACAATATGATAGGGAAAAAATAACAGGCTTCGTATGCTATCAAATTGCTCAGGGCAAGTCTCTTCGATCAATTCTTGATGGTGATGACGATCTTCCTTCGTCTTCAACTTTCCTCGATTGGATGGGGGCCAGCTCTGATTTAGCAGAACAGTACGCGCACGCGAGGCAGATGGCCTACGAGCTACTGGCTGATGAGATCGTGGCGATAGCAGACGAGAACTACACCACCGATGAGCACGGTGTGAAGGAGCGTCTAAGCTCCGAGGCGATCCAACGTAACCGACTCCGTGTTGACACAAGGAAGTGGATGCTCAGTAAGATGCTTCCCAAAGTGTATGGTGAAAAGCTAACCCAAGAGGTGACAGGCAAGGGTGGTGGTCCAATCCAACTGGCGGCGGTCGATCTCCGGAACTTGTCAGACTCCGAACTTGATGATATGCAGAAACTGCTCGACAAGGTGGGGAGTGATGAGTCTAGCTGAGAATATAAATACAACGAGTCCTGCTGTACTGCGCGATCTTCTCAAGAGGGAAAAAGAAAGACGAGCGGCGAGTGCTTCACTCTATGAGTTTGTCAAACAGTCATGGCACGTTGTGGAACCCGGAATAAAGTTCATTGCAGGTTGGCACATCGAAGAGATATGCGAACACCTACAGGCAGTGACCGATGGCGAGATCAGAAAGCTATTGATCAATATCCCACCGAGACATAGCAAGAGTACTATCGTCAGTGTGATGTGGCCTATGTGGGAATGGCTGACTCAACCGGAGCAAAAGTTTCTCTGTGCGTCCTACTCAGGTAACCTATCAATACGAGACAACCTGAAAGCCAGACGGCTGATCCAATCGCCGTGGTATCAGGAACAGTGGGGTCATATGTTCTCGCTATCCGGTGATCAGAATGCCAAGCAAAGATTCGAGAACGACAAGACCGGATACCGACTTGCCACATCGGTTGGTGGTACTGCAACGGGTGAAGGTGGATCGAGGCTGATCCTTGACGATCCCCACTCGGCACAGGAAGCGCAGTCCGATACAATCAGAGAGAGCGCACTGGATTGGTTCGACATGGTGTGGTCCACCCGACTGAACGATCCACGCAATGACGCAATGGTCACCATCATGCAACGGCTACATGACCGAGACATATCGGGCCACATCTTGGATGACATCGGGGGCTGGGAACATCTGATGATACCAGCTGAGTGGGATGGTGTGGAGAGGCAGTCGGTACTCGGAGTGTATGACCCACGGGAAGTAGAGGGCGAACTGATTTGTCCTGAGCGATTCGGCAAGAAGGAGATCACCGAACTCAAGCAGTTGTTGGGAACGTATGGCACGGCTGGCCAGTTGCAACAAGACCCGACACCGAGCGAGGGCGGTATACTACGCACCCAGTTCTTTGAGTTGTGGCCTCACGATCAGGGGCTACCCCCATTCGAGTATATTCTCCAGAGCTACGATTGTGCCTTCACGGAAAAGACAACGGGTGACCCAACAGCCTGTACTGTCTGGGCAATGTTCACCCACGAGGGCGAGAGGGGCGTGATGTTGATTGACGCTTGGTCCGAACATCTGACCTACCCAGACCTAAGGGCCAGAGCGATCAAGGATTGGAACACCGAGTATGGGGGATTGAGTAAGGACAGCCCATACAGCCGACCACGCAGACCGGATCGTATATTGGTCGAGGCCAAGGCGAGTGGGCAATCACTCCTACAGGATTTGCGATTAGCGAAGGTACCGGCCGTAGGGTACAACCCACACAACGCTGACAAAGTCAGTCGAGCACATCAGGCTGCACCGATCTTGGAACTGGGCATGGTATGGATACCGGAGAGTAAAAAGAATCCGGGCCACAGGGTGAGTTGGGCCAATGAGTTTTATAGCGAGTTGACGAAGTTTCCGGTTGCAGCACACGATGATTATGTGGACACATTTACTCAAGCTATGATATATCTGAAAAATGATCGATGGTTTGAGCTACCGCAGGCTATGGATATTGACGAGCCTATCAAGCCCGACAAGCCACGGATCAATCCTTATGCGGTGTAGGAGTTAGTATGGCTATTACCTATGAAGAAGCGATAGCACTAGACCCCAATACGGGTAAGGTAAACATGGATTTGTTTCAGCAATATGCTGATCAGCAAGCAGCATCGTTAGCAAACATGAGGGCTAATCCTCCTCAACTTAGCGGAGCATTGCAAACATTACAGGCCAACCCTGAATTATTGAATCAGGCTACAGCGTATGTTGCATCACAGGGTGTGGCACCGGGTGCTGAATTTCAAGCACAGGTAGAAGACTTTGCTGTTCAAAGTCCTGAGAGGCAATACCTGACTGTTTACCCTGATGTACTTGCACAGGCAACTACAGACTATCAGAATAGGTTTGGTAATAACCAACCAACGTCAGAGTTTGAGGAAAACTTTGCGAGACAGCATTATCATGGCACGCCATTTACCCCAGACTTTGGGATAGAGGATAACCGATATAGCTTTGGTATGGAGTTACCGAATGTTAATTCTAACTTGATGAACATTGCCAAGATACTAATGAATGTTGAGGACAGAAATTACGAGGGTGACGATAATAATGATATGTCTAGGCCCACTTATATTTTTAACGAGGAAATAGATAATCCGATTGCATTGAGTGATCTCTATGGTGACATAGGTCAAAATTTTAAAATTAACCTACTTGGCAGTGGTGCAGGCGGTGGTATGAATGAAGACAAGGCAGGTAATGATATGTCTAGGTTCTTGCGTAATGTATTTGCTCCGAGCACTAACTTGGGTGGTCCTTCTATGTTAGAAGACCTTGGTGGTGTGAGTGAACTGGCTAGGGCTTATGACATTCTGGGTGTTACGGGTGAGGGTGACAGTTACGCTGACAAACAGGTAAGAGACATTATGAAATTGTTGTCTGAGTATGATTCATCTTTGAACATGGATGGCACGGGTGGTGCAGATGCAATGAGGGGTGCTGTTGGAACCGCAGACATAGGAAACTTTTCTGTTGGCAATGTTATGAATGCTTTTAAAGGAGTGCCACCAACTGGCCTACCCGGACTAGCAATGTTGGGTGGTACAACGCTTTACAATATGATGGTTAATGACATGAGTTTTGATCAAGCGTTAGATGATGCTTTTGGTTATGGTCCTGAAGGGAATACCTATACACCACCTGTTGGGTTTGGTGATTTCGGACCAGACGGAAGTGACGCAGAATGAGCAAGAAATCCCTCAAAGATAGCTTGCAATTAAACAAACCAAGACGCACGCCTGACCACAAGACCAAGTCTCATGTTGTCAAAGTCAATGACGGTGGAACTGAGAGGCTCATCCGGTTTGGACAACAGGGTGTGACTACGGCGGGCAAGCCTAAGTCTGGTGAGTCACAGACCCAGAAGAACAGACGGAAGTCATTCAAGGCGAGGCACGCTAAGAATATTAAAAAGGGTCCGACATCGGCGGCGTACTGGGCGAACAAAGTCAAGTGGAATGAGGGTGGTCGTGTGTTGGGTGTCACCGGAGATGATCCACTAACTGAGGCGATGACCGGAACGTTAGGTCAATTCAGAACGACACAGGACCGTGACCCTCGAACTGTCACACAAGAAACAAGTCTTCTAGCTGATTTAAACGAAGATGGTCGGATAGATTTCTATGATGGGTACGAGGCGGTGCGTCCGTCCTATCCGAGTGAAATCGGGGGAGCCTTGAAGCAAGCGGGGAGTAACATCAGTCAGGGTGACATTGCTAAAGGCGCGGCGATGTTAGGGTTAAGTGGCCTGATGGCTGCTGACTACATTCCGGGTGCGAAGTTGGCTACGAGCACAATAGGTAGACCAATCAAGAATTTCTTACAGGACGTTGCGGGGAACTTACCAGACACTTCGGTGTTAGAAGCTGCGAGTTACAAGGGCCGACTTCGTGATGCACTTCGTGGCAGTAAACAGAAGACGATGACTATACCACAAGTAAAGAAACAACTTGAGGGTGTTAGTCAAACGGAGAAACGCTTTCTTGACCCAGAGCTTGAGAACATAAGATACAACGCCAAACTTCAGGAGATGGCTGGTGAAAAACCCGATGACACGGTAACCACCGAGTATCTAGAAAAGGTATTGGATAAGACCGAGCCGGGTAGAAGTTATGTGACAAGATCAGGTGCGGTTGAACGTTATCCCACAGTTCTACAAGAGAAGGAGTTTCCTGCATACGAAGCCCCTTACTACAACACAATGCGAAGGCCAGAGGGTGTATTTGGGGATGATGCTCCTTACTCGGATGAGTATAAAGAGATTGTTGTAACACTCACACCAGAAATGAAACGTCAGTATCAAAGAGAATTGCAGAAAGCGGGAATGGACGCTGTAGATGTTGAAAACGTTCACTATGCAGATTATCCCAATGCTGTTTTTCATATGCGAGTGGACCAAATACGCGATAAGCTACCAGACGGAAATTATAAATACGTTACTTTTTCGGAAGAGTTTCAAAATGACACTGCGATAAAAGTGGCAAAAGAAGGTGAGTACGATCAATTTACTCCACTAACGTTAAGTTCATCAAACCCCACTAGCAGAATCGAAGGACTTAAACTAGACATCACTGAGCAAATGTTGAAAGAAGATCCTTTCAATACGTCTAAGTCATCATTAAAATTATCTGGTTTGCCAACAGGAACTGAAAATATCGAAAGAGGTTTTAAAGAACTACCTGAAAAAATTTCTCGTGAGGACAAAGTAAAACTTCAAAAGAAAATAGCCGATGAAATTGAGGAAACCAAAGAAAAGTTAGAAAATGCTTTATACCTTGATCCACCTACAGTTCAGGTTCCATTTCAATCGTCACAAGGAACGGTATACGAAACGGCACGGAGACAACAAGATGATCCGTATGTTATCGAAGAAATAAAATATAAACTTCAAAGATTAGATGCACAAAGAAGATTATTAAATAATGTTAACACGCCAGAGGGTGTTCCCAAGAACTTTCCGTTTCTTAAAGAGTGGCCCAAGTTAGCAATGCAAAGGTTAGTTAACGAGGGGGTTGGTGATAGTTCCGATGCTATTGGGTGGATCAGTGGTAATCAATCGGCAGCGGTGCGGAATGCTACCAGACATATTGAGGCTTTTGAGTATGACCCATCAACTGGTTTATTCACATATATGGACCCTGTCAGGGGCAGAGAAATTGTAGATGATCTCGGAGGAGATTTCAGTCCAGAAAAAATTCCAGAGATTATAGGTATGCGATATGGTGAGGAAATAAAAAAAATAATCGAAGCAGCGCCATCAACCGAAGTAACGCAAGTTGCTTTTAATAAACCTATCGTTCGAGATGTGGTTTTGCCTGAAACATCGGCATCTAAAGAAAAAAATTTAGCCGAGGGTGCGAGAACGTTATACGACACCGTGATGGTAAAAGAAGCCAAGAAGCTAGGTAAGAAGTATGGGGTTGAACCTTATCAATTACCTGAAGGAGATTGGCGAATGGACATCACGCCAGAAATGCGTGAAGATTTTATGTTAGATGTGACCTATGCCGAGGGTGGAGCAGTCGAGCTTGACTTGGGTATGGATGAAAGAGATTACCAACGAGCAGTTACCAAAGAGACATCAAGCATTGCAGATTTAAATGATGACGGTGTTGTCAACTATGTTGACTTGGTTGAAGCATTACGTCCGACTGCTCCGCAAGAATTACAGGAAATGGGTCAAACCATTATAAAATTATTGAGCGATGATGAGATTGCCAAGGCAACAACTATGGCTGCAATGATGGGTGTAAGTCTTGTTGGTCTTGGTCGCGCTGCTACTGCTGGTCCGAGGCGTGATATGACACGAAGTGTTATGAAAGAATACGATCCAAATATTGTCGAGAACCGAGCCGAGGATATTGTTAAAGGTGTAGAGGGTCGCGGTGGTAGAGGTCCAGAGTTAAAATCTGGTCAAGATGAAGTTGATTATTCCAAACTTAGAAAAGAAGAGATTGATCCTCTTGGGTATCAGGCAACCAAGATGGATAAACCACCAGATCAAGTTGATGTTGAATCGGAATCAGTAGTTCAATTACCACCAAAGAAAATAATAAAAATAGAAGATTTGGAAGGTAAGATTGCTATTCCTCTCTATGGAGATCGAGCAGGTCTTGGTAAAAACATTAAACAGGTTGATGATATAAAACTTGAAAGACCTGTTCTTACGGAAGGTGGTAGAGACTTTATGCGTGGCGATGCTGGGATAGTGGGTGATTCCAAACGTATTCCCAACAATCCGGAAACAAATATTTGGGCATCTGGTCAGAATATAATCAGTCGATTAATCAACCGTGCAAGAGAAGAAGCAGATGCTACAGGTAAAGAAGTTGTTGGTATAACCGGAACAATGTCTCCCAAAGCACTAGATTTCAATAACTTCACGCCAGAGTTGTTAGCAGAAATGACTGCGGTAACAATTGCTCGTGGTGGTATGAAGAAAAAAGATATGGCAAGATTTGATGAATTGATGAAAACGCAAATTACGAAGGACAAAGATTTCAGGCCAGTAGAAGATTGGCCCGGAATAGATTCACCGGACCTTCGGGATTATATATCCAAAGCAGCACCAAGAGTTCGTAAAAAATTCATGCGAATAATGGAAAAAGCAGATGCACAGAAAGCTGGATTCCCATCTCCGGGTAAAGCAAGGGTTGCTACTACAGACGAATCTCAGATATATACACCACCCGGAATGTTTGGGGGTGCGATTGGAAAAATTGATCTTGATGCCGATGCCATCACTGATCCATTAATTCCGCATTCAACTTATGATACACAAATGGCTGGCGAATATTTGGGTGCTCTTGAGCGTGATGTTCCACAAAGTCAATTGTTTCAAAAGTTATACAAAGAACGCGAAGGAACACTGGTCAAAGGCAAACCTGAGACAGAGGCAAATAAATCGGCAACAATACGAACTCAAGTACCCGGACAGGAAATTACACCAGAAGTTGTTGACACAATTTCAGCGTCAATTGAAGAAATGAAAAAGCGTGGTTACAACGAAGGTGGTCAGGTAGGTACAAGTTTCTTTAATGACTTGTTTGGAAAATTTCTTGGAGCACAGGCCACTGGGAGATTGGATATAAATGCTGGTAGGGACATGATAAAAATACCGTACTTTAATCCAGAAACCGAAGAAATAACCGTGGAATTAATTAATGAAGATAGAATTAATGGCCTTGCCTCAATAGGTGCGATCAAAGAAGTTCCCGGTATTGGTGCAATTATTGATGGATCAGTGAGTGTTGAAGGTGGTGCTAGTAGAATAGGGGATAATTCATTCCAAGGTAAAATGCAACCGGGGCCAATTACAGGTGGTATAACAATTCCAGTTAATGAAGGTTTAGATAGTATTCAAGCCCGTGGAACATATCGTCCGAGTGGTGGACCAATCGAAGGTGAATTAAGTTATGAAACCCCTATGGGAAAAATAGGATTTGGTGGAAGTTACGATAAAGACTCAAACAATTATAACTTTGGATTGCAGGGAAGATTAAATTTTGCCAAAGGTGGGGTTTACAACGCCAAAAAAATCGACATGATGTCTGATCAGATACTGGAGTCATATGATGTCTGACGAAACTATGATGGACGAAGAACAACAGGGTGAAACTGTTGCTATTCCGAACGAGTTAGCTGAGGTAGAAGACACAGATGATGGTGGTGCTCTCATTCGTCTTGATGAAATGGAGTTGAGCCAAGAGCAAAGGCTTGCACATTTTGCTAACATTGTTGAAGAAGTAGACCAGAATAAACTTAATACTGCCATCGTTGATCTTGTAGACAAAATCTCCAAGGATAAAGAGTCTAGAGAAAAACGTGATAAACAGTATGAACTAGGATTACAACGCACTGGCCTCGGTGATGATGCTCCGGGTGGAGCGCAGTTTGAGGGTGCGAACCGTGTCGTACATCCAATGTTAATCCAAGCGTGCGTTGATTTTTCCGCACGATTTATGAAAGAAGCGTTTCCTTCAAATGGACCAATAAAGAGCAAGGTTCAAGGTGAACAAACACCAGATAAATTAGAAAAAGCTAGACGCAAAACTGAGTTTATGAACTGGCAGACTACACAACAAATGCCTGAGTTCCGTGCCGAACTAGAACAATTGAGCACGCAATTGCCACTTGGTGGTGGGCAATATATGAAATTTATGTGGGATAGTTTGCATCGTAAACCACAATCTGAGTTTATCCCAATTGATGATGTCTACTTGCCGTTTGCTGCTACGAACTTTTATACGGCAGAACGTAAGACCCATGTGCAGTATATTACCAAGATGGAATACGAAAGACGAATTACGTCTGGTATGTATATTGATGTCGATCTGGGTTATCCGAATGAGCCAGAGTACAGCAAGGCAACTACTGCTAACGACAAGATAGAAGGTAAAAGTGAAACGAGTTATAACGAAGATGGTTTGAGAACTATATTTGAAATCTATACGTTTATGGATTTCGATGATGGATTAGAGCCATACATTCTAACAGTAGATAAAACAACCAACAAAGCGTTGTCATTGTATCGTAACTGGGAAGCAGACGATGAAATGAAAAACGAGTTGGATTGGATTGTTGAGTTTCCTTTCGTCCCATGGCGAGGAGCCTATCCTATCGGATTAACTCAGATGATCGGTGGTCTAAGTGGGGCAGCTACCGGAGCACTGAGGGCATTGATGGATAGTGCTCATATTCAAAACATTCCCACAATGTTAAAGCTAAAGGGCGGTCCTAGTGGACAAACAATTAGCTTGCAACCTACCGAGATTGCTGAAATCGAAGGTGGTGCAATGGTTGATGACATCCGAAAGATAGCAATGCCACTGCCATTTGGTGGACCAAGTCCTACGTTGTTTCAATTACTAGGGTTTTTAGTTGATGCTGGCCAAAGTGTGGTTCAAACATCATTTGAAAAGCTAAGTGACACCAATCCAAATATGCCAGTTGGCACCACAATGGCCCTGATTGAACAGGGCATGGTTGTGTTTAGTTCTATCCATTCACGTTTACATTCATCTATGGAGCGTTGTTTCAAGATTCTACACCGAATCAACAGTGCTTACATGGTAGAAGAAGACTTACAAAGTAACGATGCTGGACTCGAAATAGAACCAGTGGACTTTGACGGTCCAATGGATGTCGTTCCGGTTAGTGATCCTGCAATTTTTAGTGAAACACAACGGTTCGCACAAATCCAAGCTATCATGGAACGTGCTCGTTTGATGCCTCAGATGTATGATGCACGCAAAGTTGAGGAAATGTTCCTAAGAGTTATGAAGGTTCCAGACTCAGAGGTCTTAATTGACCCTCCCGGAACTGAAAATCTTGACCCAGTAAGTGAAAATGTTGCTGCTGCATTGGGTAGACCCGTGTATGTACTGCCCGAACAGGACCATATGGCACATATGTTGACGCATATGCCGTTTCTAAAATCTCCTTTGTTTGGTGCAAACCCTGCAATACAGCCAACTTTTCTTTATCCAATGGCAATTCACTTGAGAGATCACCTTTTAAACTATTATTTGGTGGAAGCTCATACGGCAGTGCAAATGGCACAGTCTCAGAACTTAATTAAAGACGAAGCAAGGGAAGAAGTTACGGTAATTAATCAAGTTCAACAGTTTATTGAGCAACAATTAGGTGATTTTGGGCAAGATTTAACTAAAATAACTGCCGAAGCACAGAAATATGCTCCACAACCACCAATGGCCCAAGACAAATCGCTTGAAATTGCACAAATGACGTTACAACAACGTGCAGAAACAGATCGAGCCAAGATTCAACAGGATCAAATAGAGCTACAGGCCAAAATGGAGCTCGAAAATCAGAAAATACAACTAAAAACTACCGAAATGGCAAACGAAGACCAACTTGAAGCAGCTAAAATAGAGAATGACATAGCAGATCGTCAGGCTAAATTTGATCTAGAGGCTATCAAACAAGAAAACGAAAACAGAAGAAAGGCTGAGGATCTAGCAGCCAGAGAAAGAATGAATACGTCAGATAACGAGACAGCTAAATTACTCGCAGCTGCTGAAATGGCTACGGGTGAAAAGGTGGCAGTATCCACCGGAACAGGAATTAATCCAAACCCAACACCATAACTGACAAAGAATAGAACTTAAAACATGGCGTTTTTGCAGAGTAATATTCCGCACTTCAAATGTTGGGTGCGAAGAGAGTACACCTACAATCACGAGCAGTTTCACGGTGAATTTATCCATGCTATGGCAATAGCCGTGACAACAATACCATGTCGGAGTCTCAGCTTTCAGTTAATTTTTACGGGTGCAGAAACATACGATACCGATGAACCGAATGTTCATGGTGGTGCAATGTGGGCTAGAATGCCTATTACAGCCTTGGTTGGCGATACACCATTAGATGATTGGCCTACACCGATGGCAACTCACGATGCTCAACCGTGGGATTGTTCATCTAGAACGCATAGTGTTTATGTCTTGGACCGATGTACACCGTGTCCTTGGTTAGCAAAAATTGATGGGGAGTTATTCCCCGCAAAGTATTATTTCACTGTTGACTATACAGATTCAGAAATAGGAGATGACCCTGCTCAACATAAGCAGTCTCATGTTCTTGAACTTCTGGATGCAGGTGAGTGGACAGGAAATATTGTGGCTCTACCAAATAATCGTGTGAGAGTTACGCACCCTGCATGGTTTGAAGCAGGGGAAGGAGCACCGGAGTTTCGTCCTTCTCAATGGATACATTATAGCAAATCTGACTTGGATTATACTCTGGATGTGAATCGTGTTTTTGACAATCTTTATAAGGAGAATCCTGATGGGTTACAAACGGAACATGGACAACATGAAGGAAGCGCAGAACCCAAGAAAAAAATCTGAGGGGCCACGAAAAGAATCAACTGGAAAAGCGGCTGGCACTTCACCTCGACATAAGTATAAGCTAACAGGTAATGCGACCGATTTTATGTAAGCATGAACTTAGAAACAAAATTGTTGAATGCTCTCAAAGCCAAACAGTTTGAGTTTGCTGATGAGGCTTTGAGACATCCACAAGACCGTGATGCTTTCGAGTACGGGCATCGTTGCGGAATGATGGCTGGTTATGAGGCATCAATTAACGTACTATTGCAACTTTTAGATGAGGAAAAATTTGGTGACAAAAACATATGAGAACGCAATGAAAGAGGCATTCCCAGCGATTGACGCAGGTATACAGCCTTTTGGTAGCCGTGTTCTGGTACAAATAAGAACAGCTAAAAAGAAAACAGCAGGTGGTATAATCCTGACTACAGACACTAAAGATACCGAAAAATGGAATACACAAATCGGTAAGGTTATGTATGTCGGTCCTTTAGCTTTTAAAAACAGAAACACAATGGAACTATGGCCTGAAGGTAGTTGGTGTGCCGATGGTGATTTTGTAAGAGTTCCAAAATACGGTGGTGACCGATGGGAAGTGCCATTAGATAAAGATCCAAATGGCGAAAAAGCTATGTTTGTCATTTTCAATGACCTAGACATCATTGGAAAAGTGACAGGTGACCCACTGCAAATGAAAGCATTTATCTGACAAGGAGATAGAAAATGGCAGAACTAGGAAAAGAAGACGGTGACGATATTGTTGATGATGATAAAGTTGTCATTGTTGAAGATGAAGCACCATCAAAAGAAAATCCAGAAGATGTAAAAATTATTGAGACTGCACCGGAAGAGACAGAAAAGGTTGCAACCACTTCTGAGGCACCGGATGAACGTGAAAGCATTCGTGAACGTAGAAGGAAAGAAAAACAAGATCGTAAACAACGTAGAGATACAGCAATCAAACGCGATAAAGTCGAGCTTAATTTTCTCAGAAAACGTAATGAAGACCTTGAGCGTAGAGTTTCTGTACAAGAAAAAAAATCTCAAAACATTGAAATGGGAAATTTAGATCAACATCTAGCGGTGGCTCAGAAAGAATTAAATCTTGCCGATCAAGTTATCGCTAAAGGCGTTGAAAATCAAAGTGGGCAAGATGTACAAAAAGCCTTGCAATATCGAGATCAAGCTCAGAAAAAAATTGCCCAATTAGAGCGTCAAAAACAGCAAGCTAATATTCAACAACAGCAACAGCAACAACCACAAACACCTGTAGATGACAGGGTGATGGCCCATGCCCAAGAGTTTATTGATGATAATCCGTGGTATGACATCAACGGTGGGAACGAGGAATCGAGTATTGTCAATGCAATTGATGCATCCCTAACAAAAGAGGGGTTTGATCCAGCAACTGACGAATATTGGGATGAGCTTACAGAAAGAGCGGCGAAAAGGCTCCCTGAAAAGTTTGAAGATTTCGTTGATGAGGTTGGAGATCACGAAGAACCAACCCCAGTTAAAAAGAAACGTGTAGCTCGTGGTGGGCCTGCTGTTGGTTCTGGAAAAGAACACGCACCAGCCTCTACTCGTAAAGAAGTTTACATCAGTCCTGAGCGTAAACAAGCCATGATGGATCACGGTGTTTGGGATGATCCAGTGCTTAGACAGAAATATGTCAAACGCTACATGGAATGGGATCGAGCTAACAAAACTTAAACAGGCTTGTGTTTTTTTTAAATTAGATTTATATTTCAAAAATCGCTGTAAAAGGAGCGACATTTAATGTCAGACGAACGAATTAAGAAAACCTCTGGAAGTAACCGCACGAGCAGGGCGATGCAAGATCGTCCAGTAACAGACAA